ACGTTCCTCGTAGTGAGGACGTCTACCTGTCCACCGATCTTGGCGTTCCTCAGCTCAAGGCTGAGACGTCCAGCGTCATCACCCATCGAGACACGAAGGATGTCGCTGACCTCGTCAGCATCCTTAGCCTGGACAAGCAGGCGAGCCAGGGCGTCACCGTTGGCAGACTTGCTCAGGGTCGGCATGTCACGACGCAGCACCAGGGCTGCGTTGTCAGGGTTGGCCGCCTTGACATTCTGGACAGTCTCGACCATCTTGGTGAAGGCTGGCTTCTGGAAGAACTCATCGACCCTGGTGCCACCCTTGGTCATTGCCTCGATCGGCTTGGTGAAGGCTACGCGCTTGGTGGCGCCAGCCGCCTTACCTCCGAGGACCAGGGGATCCAGGTACCAGGACACGGCGAAGTCAGTGGCACCAGTGACGTACTTGGACGCACCAGAGCCGAAGTACTCCTGAGCCCTGGTCTTGACGCCGAGAGGGTCCTCCTTGGTCGCCTTGTCCCGGTACTCACCGGCCTCGACCTTGAGTGCATCCTCCGCCATCTGGTCAGGACGGATACCACGCTGCTTCAGCTCGTCGTCGTTCATTCCGAGCTGCCAGACCGCCTGGCCTGGAGAGACGTGGTGAGAGATGTTCCAGTAGTCCTTCAGCGCATCCCACTCGCCGTCCTCGCCGATGTAGTCAGGACGTCCGTAGATGACGCTGTGAGTGGCCATGAGGCCACTCGTCAGGATGGGGGAGATGGTTGCGCTGTACAGTGCGTAGAGCTTGGAACCAACCCACTCGATCGGCTTGAACAGAGGAGAGTCGAAGATACCGCCCGACGCAGTAGCGTCGCGGCGCTGCTGGATCAGCTCCTCCATCTGACGCTGAGACATGTCAGGGTTGCTGAAGTCGATACCAGCGGAAGCCCAGTACTGCTGAAGTGCCGCCTGGGCATTCTTCGGCAGGTTGTCGACCTCCATGGTGCCGTCCAGTACCGCGTTGGACAGAAGGTCCATGTCCTTTGCGTTAGGCGTGTACGTCGCCACTTACTCCTCCATCATGCTCATATCGGATACGTCCTGCATCGGAGTCTGCTCGTCCTCGTATCCAGAGACGTTAGCTCGTAGCAGGTTCTTGGCCATGTCATTGGCCTGAGACCTCGACACGCCAGAGCGTGCGAGGCTGATGCCCATCACTGGGGCCTCGGCAAAGCTAAGGGCCAGTGCACCCATGTCATCGAACCACTGGCCGCCATAGCTGTAATCAAGGTTCTCGTCACTCACTGGAGCGCCTTGACCTTCCTGACCACATTACGCATCGCCCACGATGCGCCAGGCTGGTTGGCCATGAACTCCAGCACTGGAAGGTAAGGGGCCAGCCCTTCCATGTCAGCCTTGCGCTGGTCGGTCAGACCGAGCGCCTCCTCGCCCGCGCCGGGACCCATTGCGGCTCCATCGGTTACTGGCGTGCCTGGCTGTGCGCTGGGCTGGTTGAGGGGAACAACCCTCTGAGAGGGGTCGCCAAAGAGCGAGGCAAAGTCTACATTACCTCCGCCGTCCTGGGCCATGGGTGCGCCCTGCTGCTGCTCCTTGTACGCGGCCTGCTCGCCGTACCCAGCATCGGGCAGACTGCGATTGGCCTCACCGACCGCCTTGTCGGTCCTCTTGCTGAACTTTCCTGGTCCGGCTACCTCAGCCATCCTCTTCTCCTACGATCTCGTAGAACTGACTTTCCTCACGCTTGTGAAGGTTGTGCTGAGCGGCGGCGACGGAGAGGGTCTGAAGGGTATCAGCCGTCTCCCTCGCCACCGCCGCGAGCCATGAAGCACCGAGGACGACGAGCGTCCACTTGGTGTGCTTGAGAGGTGCGATCTCGTAGACCTCCACCTCGACCTCGTCGTCCATCGGTTACTCCTTACTTGGCCATAGTCCCGCCACCACGGGTCATGCCCGTGTTGACGAGGATGTGCGTCTCCCACCCGATGGAAGGTGCAGGCGCCTGGTGGCGGCTGTCACCGTGAGAGGTGGAAGTGAGAGGCTGCGCGACGTGCGGCGCAAGCATCTTGCCCTCCAGGGTCTCCCAGTCTCCAGATCGTGGGTGCTGCGGGAACAGTCCCTCGCTCATCCCTTACTCCTTGCTACTCGCTTGGTTGGGGTCTTAGGCTTCAGACGCGGATCGTCCGCCTTCTTCTGCCCACAGGACCGGCAGCGGATGCCGTACTTGTCCTGGTAGTCGTGATACTCAGCTGCCTTACAGCTCCAGCAGATGTCATCCATCAGATGGGTGCCTGCCTCTGGGTTCGTGCTGACATAGTTGCTTCGCCCTTACCGGTGAGGCCAGCCAGTAGAGACATCATGTCGATGCCCTGTGGCTGCTGCTGTCCACCTGGAGCCGCGCCTGGGGGCGCTGCCCCTCCACCACCTGGTGCCGCCGCTGGGCCTCCACCACCCATAAGGGCGGCCAGCGGGTCCTGGGCCGCTGCTGCGGCCTGCTCCTTGGGCTTGAACACCTTCAGTACAGCGTCGTGTACCGAGGTGCCCTTCTCCCTCTCCTCGATCAGCCTTGCCGTCTTGGTGAGGGCGTCTACGGGGTCGACCATACCCTGCTGCGCCATCGGCAGGATGCCCTGCATGTACGCCATGATCCCCTGCTTGAGCGCGTCAGTGAACTGCTCATTGTCGATCTGAGTCTGAAGCTGAACGACGTCGAGATCCATGGGGAGCTGTCGCTGGACGAAGTCGCGCGATACAAGCTGATCACCGCGAAGCTGGAGAAGAGCGACGATCGCACGTGCAGGATCCTGCCCTGCGGCAAATCCGTACGTGACATCGACAGTGTAGCTACCCTTGATGTCCCGAGCTGGAGTGTACGTCTCCTCGAAGGGCGTTCCCTGAACGATGCCATTGACGACCTTCTTCTCGTTGGGCCAGAACTTCTCATCCATCTCGAAGCACAGCTCCAGCGCCCGCGCTAGTGCGCTGGCGATGACAGACTGTCCAGTCGTGATGACGGTGTTGAAGCCGCCCATGAGGGCCTGCACGCCCTTGCCCGTGATGATGCTGGCGTCGATGTTTCCAGAGCGAGCCTCGGGCGAGCGCATGGCCTGCCGAGCCTCATTGTCCAGCATTGCGCCCTCCTGGAAGGCGTACTGCGGAACGTCCAGCGCAACACGGCGGACACCCTCTGGGTTGTCCGTCCTGATGATGGCGTCGTCTCCGAACGTCATCTTCTGCACGTCACGAGGAACTGCGAGCGGAGCACGAACAGACTTCTCGGTGGCCTCAAGGCCAAGGAGTGCCATGCGCGCCTTTGCCAGCTGAACCCAGATGGCGTCATCGAACGCACCACGGACCTCCATGTCGAAGCCGGGGCGCTTCGCGATGGAGACGTAGACCTTGCCGAGCGGGTTGCCCATCATGTCCACGATCTGGTTCCCATGGTTGGGAAGGAACATCGTGATCTGATCGCCGTCGCAGTACTTCACGACCTCGATCTCGCGGTGCTCCCAGCCCATGCCCTCGGAGGAGTTGGTCTCGTTGCTCTGAAGTACTCGAAGAAGGTGTGGGAACTTCGAGACGAGATCAATTGCATCCTCGCGCCACACCTTGGTGTAGCTGCGGACACGTCCATACAGGTCCAGCTCCGGGTAGACACCCATAGGGTTCTCTACTCGGATGCGTGGCATGTTGTCCTTGAAGTCCGGCTCGATCACGTAGACCGCCATGCCGAACGTGTTGTAGTAGTCGCAGAAGGTGACCTGATGACCAGAGTGAAGCTGGCTCTGCTGAACGTAGGCGTTGGCCACCTTCGTCCTCTTGCCAGAGAACTTCTTCGACTTCTCGGTGGTGGTGACACCAGCCGCACAGTTGATCGATGGCATGGAGCCCATTACCTCCGCCATGTCCCGAGCGGAGGTATCGATCATGTTGGCAACGATGGGCTTGGGCCATGCGTCAGGCATGGCACCAGGCATCACCGTGTCGATGTCGCCGGAGCGAACGTCGTGGACATCGCGCTGACGCTGGTCACGGTCAGCCGCTGCTCGACGCAGCGCCTCAACCTTCTGCGCTACCTTGTCGATGGTCAGCGCCATGTGTACTCCTTACTTCGGCTGAGCAACCTTCAGCTTGTCCCAGCTCGACTTGCCGGGGTAGCCGTCAGCGGCAGTGCCACTGTATCCGCACTTCCTCTGCCACCAGGCGTACGCCTTGATGTCAGCCCTGGTGAACTCAGGTCCAGGTCCCTGGGCGTAGCCCTTGTAGCCAGCCTTGACGAGAGCCTTGCCCATCTCGGTGATGAGCGGGTGACGCTTGCCGAGGCGGAAGAAGCCAACGCCCGGGAACGGGGCGTAGACGGGCTTCGGCTTGGGCGTCGGAGCAGAAGTGCCAGGCTCTAGCTTCCCGCCCTTCACGAGGGCGTACAGCGGCTCCCCTGGGCACGCGGTGGCGTAGCCGTCGCGGTGGCCCTTGATCTCCTTGCCAGCGCCGTACTGACGGAGGTAAGCGATGGCGTCCTTGATGCCCTCGATCATCTCGTCGGTAGGCGTGATGTCCCCCTTCGAGCCCAGTAGCGCCATGACAGCGTAGTGGGCCTTGTTGAGATCCTGGTTGCCGTTAGCGCCCGTACGCTTCCTCTTACCCCGACCCTCGAAGACGTAGCCATGACGGCAGACAAGGAGGTTGTACGCGATGTCACTGTAGTTCTCTCGTGTATTAGCAAGGTGACTCTTCCGAATCGCCTTAACGAGACTGACACAGTCGGCGTGATCGTCGCACGATACGCTCGTACCCTCATAGTGGACCTTCACGCCCTTGGTCGTCAGCTGCTCGGGGGCTGCGCTAGCAGGCCACCCCAGGTCTCCGCGAGAAACCCACTTCATCGTCCCCACCACTCTCCAGTTCCGCTGCTCATGTTTGCCTGGGCCATGTAGTCCAGGTCGATTGTGATGCTCCGCTCCATGTCGCGCGGAGACTGATACTCGTTCTGTACGTGGAAGACGTTGTCTACCTCGCCTACCAGCTCTCGTGCACGGATCTCTGCGAACCAGAGAGCCATGACGGTGTCGGTCTTCTTCTTGGTCTTGACACCTGGAGGCAGAGGCTCCCAGGTGGTCAGCTGCTCGATCAGCATCTTGACGCCCTCCCCGCTGGAGCGGGAGGGCAGGTGGATGAGCTGCTCGTTACGCTCGTACCCCTCGAACAGGACGGACATCGATGCGACACCGAAGTCGGCGTCCCACTTGTTGGAGCCGGTGAAGTGCTCACGAAGCAGGCAGCCACGAGATCCGAGGAACTGCTTGATGTCCCGGTTCTGGGTCACCATGAGGTTCATCGCGTTCTTCTCGATGCGCCACTCGTTGATGGAGTACTTGACCGTGAACTCCTTGATCTTGTCGAAGATGTCGTCAGGCTTCAGGTTTCCCTTGGACCAGACATCCAGGACCCAGCGGTGGCCGGTGTAGCGGTCAACGGCTAGTACAACAGCTGCGCTGTGACCCGTCATGGCTGGGTCGAACCCACCCACAACATACAGACCATCCATGCCATTTGGACGGTGACCAGGGGCACCCTTCGTCATCACGCCCGCAGCACGCATGCCGTCCACTGCTCCGGTTACTGCCTTCATCGGGAAGATCGCATCCTCGATCACCGACTCCTGCATGTAGACGAGAGCCCAGTTCCTCGGGTTCATCGAGGCGCGGCGCTTCCTGAGCGCCTCGCCGGTCCACATTGGCCATAGCCCCTCCTCGTCCTGCTCGGTTAGCTGCCTACCCGCGATCGATACAGGCGGACGGTTCGTCCTTGGCCAAAGGGTGACCCAGTCATCGGGGTCGTCAGCGAACTCCAGGACAGCAGGCTGAGTAAGGTAAGTCCATGGAGAGGACTCCTCGCCGTAGTAGTCGTCCTTGACGATCTCACCGTAGAGGTCGATGGGAGCAAGACGAGTACCAACCAGCAGGATGCGGCCACCAGGGTACGAGAGACGGTTGTAGACCTCTCGCTGGAGCCAGTCCATCTGCTTCTCATACTCATGGGCGTTCTTTCCGGTCACGCAGTCATCGAGGATGATGAGGTCTGCTCGGGATCCGTAGATGTGTCCACCGATACCCAGAGCCTGGACGGTGGGGTCCTTCTCGCCAGAGTCACGCGTGCTGGAGCTGACGTAGATGGAGTCGGCGGTCCATGCCGCCGCTCCCGCGTCGAAGCCGCCCTCTGGACCGAAGTCGATCTGGAGCTTCTGGTAGTTCTTGTTCTCCGAGGCGAGACGATCCTTGATACCACGGAGGAACCTCTTCGCCATCTCCTGCGTCTGGGAGACGATGATGACTCGGATGTTCGGGTCCTGGCAGATCCGGTACGTCACGTAGTTCATCGTGATGGTCGTACTCTTGGCGTGCTCAGGGGGAGTGTTGATCAGCAGGAACTCGGGCTCACCCTCGATGTACGTCTGGTTCGGGTGGAGGTTCCGAGGGGGACGTCCCTCAAGGACGTCCACCCACTGAAGGTGGTGATTGAACAGCTGAGTATCGAGGTACTCCTCGCACCACTCCGGGAAGGGCTTGATGTTCTGGCGGTTGTCCTCGGCCTCGCTGGCGTTCTGCGTCATCAGACGCAGACGATCCATCTCATCCCTGAACGCAGCGTCACTCTGACGCAGGTACTTGTACTGGGCCTCCGTGAGGCCCATGTCATGACAAGCCTCCTTGATGGACTTGCCATTCTTGACGTACTTGATGAAGGTCTCCTTGCGGACCTTCGAATCAGTCTTGGCTACACGCAGCTGCTTGCTGCGTGGCTTCGCTGTACGAGGGGGAGTCTTCAGCTGACGTCCGTCCTCCGTCACGTAGACCTTCGCCATGCTGTGTCTCTACCCCTTCTACCTATGCAACTCAAACGCCGTGCGGCTAAAAGAACCGTCGCTGCGCTCCTCCGGTCGGAGGAATGATCCCGAACTCAGTGAGGGACCCCTAACTAGTTATACCTAGGTTCGTCTGGGTGCCTGGCCCCTTGAGGGGGCCAGACCCCGATCACCGTCAGGAGGGGGTTGAGCGTGCCCTGTCTGTCCTTCACGATATACCCCAGTATATATATACCCGTCTTTTGCGTCTGGCGGGACAGGTCCATCTGTGTGATCTGGGTCACGCCCTTGGAACCCTTGGTACGCCTGGCCTGTGGGTAGGGTGTGTGACGGAGGTCACATGTATTTATGGTGGAAATTTATGGGGACTCACTCCCCCCCACTCCGCGCCGTTTAACAACCCCCGGGTCGCATATCGGACATGTCGGGACATGTCGGGGCAGCACAGGGTAGGGCAAGTCGGACATGCCGGACATGGCTGCGCTCAGATGAGCAGGGCTGTGCTCAGGGGAGCAGGCACAGTGTTGTGTACATATATGAGCACATGTGTACACATATAGGGCCACAATGTCCCATTTGTACCCACATGTGAACACATCTACCCCAATGTGCACGCTCAGATGAGCGGGGGACTGTACACATGAGCCCCTACGCGTGCACGTACACGCGCGTCTTCCATCCCCTCTCGTGAGGGGGCGTTTGCTAGGCAAACTAGCTAACTCGGCAGGGACGAACCGGACATCAAGGCAGGAACTATCCCAGTTCTGTAGCAACTTCTGTAGCAAGGTGTCCGATTCGCACCACTGTGCACCAATCATCCTGCTTCCTCCTCCATCCTGCCTGTGACCAGGCAGTCTCGACAGGTGATACGGACATACCGGGACATGCCGGCTTTGCACTCGTGTTCACACTTGCACATCTCTTGATCCAACTGGAGTTGATCATGCCTCTGACCTGCAATGCTTGACCGAACTACCTGCAAACGAGGAATGTTCTCGGTGTCAGCAACGGAGACGCCAACACGGGTCACCGGGAAGCCCTCAAGGGCAAGCGACTTGATCAACTCAACAGCGTGCGTCAGACTCTTAGTGCAAGGCTTGTCTAGCTTGTGCGAGCGCAGCAACACAGCGCGATT